CGCCGGTATAGATTTCGGATGGGACCATAACACCGCAGTGGTGTATGGCGCACACGACACTGATAACGACATATTCTACATTTACGATGAGTACGCCCTTAATAAGAGGAGTCCGGCGGAGCACTCCGTTGAGATTAAAAGACGGCCTCACTTCATACCTATCGCGTACCCGCATGATGGGAACAGGCGTGACTCAATGGGGAATCCGGGCCTTGCTGACCAGTACCGTAACCTTGGTTGCAATTTTCTGCTTGAGCATTTCTCTAATCCTCCTGCTCTTGGCCAGAATAAAGGGTCTAACAGTGTGGAAGAAGGCATACAGAAAATGCTTGTTGCAATGGAAGAAGGCCGTTTTAAAATCTTCAGTACACTTAGTAATCTTCTCAGCGAGTATCGTCAGTATCACAGGTCGGATGGCAAGATTGTGGCGATGCGCGACGACTCGATGAGTGCGATGAGGTACTGTTATCAGAGCAGGAGATTCGGTATTGCCGGAGCAGACGACACATGGACATGGAACGCAGATGATGAAATCACTTATCCAAACTACGGGATTGTATAATGGCAAGAGATAACCAAGCACCAAAAACAGACGAGGAACTAATCTCCCGCATTGAAGGCGAGATTACGGACGCCCTTGGATACAGTGATGTCATCGCTGAACAACGACGCAAGGCAGTCGATTACTATCACGGACTACCATTCGGTAATGAAGTTGACGGCAGGTCTCAGTATGTAGACCGGACCGTGCAGGACACAATTGAGTGGATTAAGCCGTCTCTGATGCGCGTGTTCGCCTCTGGTGATGAACTGGTTCAATTCTCACCCAAAGGTCCTGAAGACGTTGCCATGGCAGAACAGGCAACTGACTATGTAAACTATGTTGTACGCCAAGACAATCCCGGGTGGGAGATTATGTACTCTTGGTTCTCCGATGCCCTTCTACAGAAGAACGGTATCGTTAAGGTGTGGTGGAACGAGTATGAGGAAGTTGAGAGAGAGGAATACCGCAACCTAACGGATGTGGAACTGGAGGCAGTCGTCTCCAACCCTGATGTTGAGATTATCGAGCATGAGTCCTACGATGAGGGTATGCACGATGTGGTGGTACACCGCGCCTCAAAGAATGGCCGCATCGTTATCGACAACATTCCCCCGTCAGAATTCCTGATTAACCGTGATGCCAAGGACATTGAAGACGCACGGTTCACCTGCCACAGAGTCCGCAAGACACTCTCAGAGTTACGCGAGATGTACCCTGATGAGGACTTGGATGCCGAGAACATAAAGGGTGGGGACATTGCTGCACCCATGTGGAGCACCTCACAGATTGATTACGACACGGAGATGAACTACCCGTGGCAGTTGGAGACGGCGACAGAGGAGTCCCTGAACGAGTATTGGTTGTACGAGTCATTCCTGCGCACTGACTGGGATGGCGATGGCATTGCCGAACTTCGAAAGGTTTGCAGTGTTGGTGACCGAGTTCTCGCGAATGATGCAGTGGACAATGTTCCGTTCATCAGCGTAACTCCGGTTAAGATACCGCACAAGTTTTACGGACTGTCTATTGCAGACCTTGTTATGGACCTGCAGAAGATTAAGTCCACACTGATGCGCAACCTTTTGGATAACGCCTACAACCAGAACTACGGCCGTTACGCTGTACTTGAAGGTCAAGCGAATCTGGACGACCTGCTCACAGCGCGACCCGGCGGGGTAGTCCGGGTGAAGTCACCGAACGCAGTTATGCCTTTGGCGACTCCCGCGCTGGAGCCGTACACCTTTGAGATGCTGAACTACATCGACGGTATCCGTGAGGAACGAGCCGGTGTCAGTAAGTATTCGCAAGGCATGAACGACAAAGCGCTAACCAGCCATACAACGGCTGCAGCGGTTAACGCGGTCATGACCTCTGCCCAATCTAGGGTGGAACTGGTTGCCCGTCAGTTCGCCGAGACAGGAGTTAAAGACCTGATGAAGAGGGTCTACGAGTTACTGGTCAAGAACCAAGACCGCGAACGCACCATCCGTATCCGCAATGAGTGGGTCCCAGTTGACCCGAGTCAATGGGATTCCAGTATGGATGCAGTTGTATCTGTTGCGCTTGGGCACGGTAACAAGGATCAGCAGGTTGCGCAGTTGAACAATGTCCTGAACATGGCTGCCAATGCTAAGGCAAAGGGAGACCCGATGGTGAGTAATGAGAATCTGTTTAACATCTCAGCAGCACTCCTGAAGGCGATGGGATACCAGAACTATGAGGACTTCATCACTGCACCTCAGAACCAGCAGCCGCCTCCACCGTCACCAGAGCAGCAGAAGGCTCAGATGGAGCAGCAAAAGGTTCAGGCAGAGATACAGAACTTGATTGCGGATGCACAGAGGGATCAAGCCAAGGTGATGCTGGATGCGCAGAAGTTTGAACATGCAAAGGGCATAGACCTTGCCGAACTTGAACTGAAGCAAGCAGAACTGCAGGTGGAACTAGAAACCGGAATGAATATAAAGGCAGGATAAATGTCGAATGAACAGCGTGAAACGCACGCAAAGCGTTTACTGGAGGACCAACTCTTTACAGAGTCCTTTGAAATATTGAAGAAGCAGTTAGTGTCAGAGTGGATGCACACCGAGGCACACGAACTAGAGAAGCGAGAATCACTGCACCTGAGTATCAAACTCGTGGACAGACTCTACGCGCACATAGAGAGCGTGTTAGAAACCGGGCAGATAGCCCAATCATTACATAAGCACCCATACATCTGACAGGAGATAAATTATGGAAAATCGTGTAGCAGCAGCAGACATCCCGAATCTACCGGAACCTGCGGAAGCAAACGAAGACGGCAGTATCGCAACTGCCACAGACGCCTTACTGAAAATGTTGGACGCGGAAGACGCAGAACCCAGCACGGAGGAAGAGGCACCCTTAGAAGAAACTGAGGACTCTCAACCGGAGACGGAAGAGGAGTCGGTGGACGAGGAAGAGGTCGAGGAATCTGAATCTGAAGAAGAGGAAGAGGAATACGAACCTGACGATAACCGCGACGCAGAAGGCGACGATACATCTGATGTCTATTCCGTTAAAGTAGACGGAGAGGAGATTGAAGTTAGTCTCGACGAACTGGTCTCAGGTTATTCACGCCAGAGTGACTACACCCGTAAGACACAAGAACTGGCAACGGAGCGTAAAGAACTGGAAGAAGCCTACGCCAAGATGGCGGAGGAGATCGAGCAGAACAATACGATCCGTGAGCAATACATTCAGGCAACTGGACAATTTATTGCAGCAGCCAACGGCAACCTTGATCAGTTCTCAAGGATTGACTGGAGGGCTCTAAAAGAAGATGATCCGATTGAGTATGTGACAAAGCGTGACGAGTTCCGTGAAGCACAGGCCAGAATCCAACATGCGCAACGGTTGCAGCAACAGGCTGCAGAAGAGGCGCAAGAGGAAAGAGGTCGGCTGATGGCGGAGCATGTTGCAAATGAACACAAACTCATGACGGAAGCAATGCCCGAGTGGGGTGACACGGAGAAACGCACGGCACTCGCTGGGCAAATCCGTAGTTATGCTGAAGGTGTTGGTTATCAACCAGAGGAGATTGAAGGTCTTGCAGACCATCGTTCACTTCAGGTTCTAATCAAAGCCATGAAGTATGATGCCCTTGAGGGTGGAGACATCAAGAAAAAGAAGATACGCAATAAACCCAAGTTAGTTAAGTCAGGTACATCCAGAGCAAAGGATGCCGATGACAAAAAGAAACGTAAGGCTCAAGTCAACCGTCTGAAATCTACCGGCAGTTATAAAGACGCTGCCAAACTGATGGAGGACCTTATCTAACTAAGGAGAACTGTTATGGCAGTACCTACTAATACGCGCCTAACGTATGGCGCAGTTGGAATCCGAGAGGACCTATCCAACATCATCTACAATATCGCTCCGGAGGAAACTCCGTTCATGAGTGGTATTGGTCGCAGCACCTGCGACAACACCTACTTTGAGTGGCAGACTGACACTCTCGATGGTGGTAACGATAACCGTCAGGTTGAAGGTGACGACGCTTCCGTCATTGCCGTTGATGAGCCGTCTCGCGTAGGAAACTACACGCAGATCAGTTCCAAGGCAGTCCAGAGTTCTGGAACCGCCGAGGCAGTTGACTTTGCCGGACGTAAGTCAACTCAGGCTTATCAGATGGCCAAGCGTGCGAAGGAGTTAAAGTTGGACATGGAAGCCATGTTGCTTGAACTCGCTACCGCACCTTCCGCTGGTACGTCATCGACTGCCCGTGCTACGGGTTCTGTCGGCGCATGGATCACGTCTAACGTCACCGTAGGCACGGTTGTTGCCGAAGATGACATCCGCGATAACATGGAGCAGTGCTGGAAAGCCGGTGCTAAACCATCAGTTATCATGGTTGATGGCGTTATCAAACAGGCTATCTCTGCATTGTCGCAGAGTGTGTCGCAGTTGCAGACGACTGCTAACAACAAGTCACCCGCGTATGTCGTGGCTGCTGTTGACATCTATGTTTCGGATTTCGGAAATCTTCAGATTGTACCGAACCGCCTGATGCCGGCAGAAACCGCGTACCTGCTTGACTATGAGTACTGGGACATCGCTTACCTGCGACCGTTTATGACTCATGATCTTGCTCGCACCGGTGACTCGATCAGCCAGTTACTTGTCGTTGAGTATGGCCTCCGTTCCAAGAACGAAGCCGCCAACGGTAAGATTACGGGCTGGGCACCTGCGCCGTAAGAGGTATTTGGGATGGGGGCTTTCGAGCCCCCTGACCATTTTTATTATGCCAGTTAAAAAAGTCAAGGGCGGATACAAATGGGGACGCAATGGGAAGGTCTTTAAAACCAGAGCCGGTGCGAATCGTCAAGCGAGAGCGGCGTACGCAAACGGATATAAAGGAAAAAGTAAGAAATGAAACTCAAGAAAAAACATTTCGGAACCCAAAAGGTAAAGAAACCAGAGGGTAAGAAGTTGGACCCAGTTAAAGAGTTAAAGAAAGCCTACGCTGAGCCGACCAAGGTCGCACACGTAGGAGGAAAAGGATTTGTCTAATGAAAACAATATTTGACCAAACGGAGCACACCAAAACGGTATATGAAGAATCTGCTGACCAAGTTTCACTCACTACTCACCAAGACGCGCAGCCAATACTTGACCGCAATGCGTACGAACGTAATAACAATATCAATGCCAATGCCAACTCAGTTGTTGGGAGAAAGGTGGCAAGCGTGCCCTTAGTAGTGTGGCAGAACTGGATGAAAGAAACCAATGGTGAGATTCAGAAAGACCCAACACTGCTGGCAAAATATTTAAACGACCCGGATAACGCATTCCTCAGAACACACAACAGCGTGGTATAAATTATGGCCCTATCAACGTACGATGAAATGAAGACCTCTATCGCTAACTGGGCTGATAGGGCAGACCTTGCTCAGTTCATACCTGATTTTATAGCGTTATGTGAGGCTAGGTTCAACCGTGACTTACGCCTAAGGTCTATGGAACAGAAGGAATATGCCAACACTGTTGGCGGTCAGGCGAACTATGCTTTGCCGACAAACTATCTACAGATGCGTGAGTTTCGCTTGAACACAGACCCGACTGTATCAATGCAATATGTCAGCCCAGAAATCTATGAGGCATGGAACTTGGGTCAAGGTGAGCCTAAGTTCTACACCATCATAGCAAACGAAATCAGGATTGGTCCCGTCCCCGGCGGCGTCTATGAAATGGAGATGCTGTTCTGGAGAAAGTTCCCGTCACTGTCTGCCAGCACACCTACAAATTGGATGCTACAGAATTCACCAGACATTTACCTTTATGGTTCACTGATGGAGATGGAACCGTTCATTCAGAATGATGAGCGTACTGCACTCTGGGCAGCAGGGTATGACAGGGCAGTTCAGACATTACAACTACAGGATGACAAGGACAGGCATTCTGGTTCAGCACTTACGGTTCAGAACTGATGAAGCCAACTTGGGAAGGATGGCCTGATGTTATCGCAGCGCAGAATGCTGACGTTGAGTCAACATCCCCATGTCTTTATGTTGGTCAGTGGAATCATGACTACAGGACTTGGATTCCTGAGGTCTATGATGCCGGAACACAGTGGGATGAATGCACGAATATAGTTGAAGCAGACGCAGAATTATCAATGGTTAATACAATTACTTCCACAGAGGAAGATTTTTGGAAACCGAAAGGACAGGAGAATACTACATGGCGACCAGTTCAGTTTCCCAAGTAAACATGGGTACGCACTACAGAGTCGAGTGCTACCGTGATGACAAGTTAGTGTGGGTCGAAGAGGTTGACAACTTGGTTGTTAATACCGGACTCAAGTATGTCATGGACAGAACATTCTCCGAAAGAGAAGAAGAGGATTGGTATATTGGTTTATGTACGAATGCCAACGTTAGCCCAACAGACACCGCGCAGGACCATGAGTTTGTAGAGTTCTTGGGTACGACCAATATCTACAGATCAGAGGCAACCTTTGTTGATGGTGGTGTAGTCTCTGGGAACAAGTACACTTATGTTGCGGAAGATGTTCAGGCAATGATATCTCAGGCTTCTAATATTAAAGGTGTGTTCATGACAAGCGGTAAAACAAAGGGTGCGGACGATGGAATACTCTACGGAGTCGCCTCATTCCCAGAGGCCAAGGATGTTGTGATCGGAGATGCCCTCAGAATCACAGTAACAGTTTCAGCAAAAGGATAAGGATATGGCGAAACCAACAATACCAGTCGATCAGCCTAAAGATGAGGACATCATTGGAGAGGGCGCAGAAAAAATAAGGGAGACAAGACAGGCACTTTATGACCTGTTTCCGATTAACCCAGATGACCTTGATTATGAGGACACTGCCAACTACTGGCCCGCTGGTAGTCTAACCGGCGGTCAGGCACCGGGGATTGACAACAACAATCCTCCGACTGATGACACATTCCAAGACAGGGCATTCCTGATTGGGCAGACTACTCTGCGTTATGACTACGACATTCCCGCAGATCACAATGCCATAACCCCGGGACCAATTGACGCATCCAGTGTAACTGTAGATGTGCCCGCTGGTTCTACATGGACTGTGGTGGGCGAAGAAGACCTCAATGTACAATACCTGAGAGACTTGGAAGACGTAGATGTTGACAGTTCCGCCGATGGGGATGCCCTGCTTTATGACATTAGTACTAACTCTTGGTACGCATCACCCGCTCCACCGGGACCGCCCGGACCACCCGGGGGAGGGATTAATCTTCTTGGTGAAGTCGCTACAAACACAGACCTACCGGGATGGCCTAACTCTTACACCGGTTCTATAGGTGATGCCTATTATACAGAAGATACCAAACATATGTGGGTATGGTCTGAGAGTGTGGAATGGATTGACGCTGGAAGGGCTGAAGGACCGCAAGGCGAACCCGGTCCGAAAGGTGATGCAGCCACAGTAGATGTCGGTGGGACCACAACCGGAGCACCGGGAACTTCAGCAGCAGTCATAAACTCTGGGTCAACCAGTGCTGCTGTGTTTGACTTCACGGTTCCCAGAGGTGATGTAGGCCCCAAGGGTGATCCCGGTGATCCATTCAATCCTGATGGTGACTACACCGTAACCGGAGACTGGAACTTCACGAGTTCCGGCAACTCCTTTACTGGTGACGGCTCTGGCCTTACCAATCTACCAGAAGGAAAGACCTACCGCCTAGAGACTGATGCCAACCTGAGATCAGTCCCTCAGATTCAACTGGTTGATGAGGACGACAACTTCTCTGATGTTCAGATGATCGCCGGTACGGGAATGTCTATTGCATCAAGTGCAAGCGCTATTACGTTTAACTGTGATGTTGCCGGAGGCGTGCAACTCAACAACAATCAGTCATGGACATACGGACAATACAACGAACAGAAAGCAGATGCTGTTAAGGCTGGTTCAGGTATTAGCACCAGATATTCATGGGATGCTCAGGCCAAGCCTGTCATGTCCCTGTCTGACAACAGCACAGCAACCTATATCGCATCACCCTACGCCCCAACAGTAAACGGGATGTTCATCTCCATCACTTGGGTGTCCTATGGAGGCGGTCAGGTATGGTCATTCAGCGATGACTTTGATAGCAAGTTAGGACCGCCAGAGGATACTGGGGAAAATGTTACAAGAGTGTTTGTTTCACGATTCGGAAAATGGACTGACGTAGCGTAATGCAACAAGTCAAAGCACAAAATATTTCTAGTGGCTATGAGGTTGGGCAGTCGTTGTTGCTTGAGAGTGGCGACAGTTCGTACCTCCATAGAACTCCGGCTGCCGCTGGAGATAGAACAACTTGGACGTTTAGCGTTTGGTTGAAGCGTAGCCAGTTAGGTGGATTCAGAAACATACTCTCTGCCCGTGGCTCCAGTGGTGAGTTGTACTGTGGATTCAGGGATGAGTATGGCGCAGAAGACATCCTAAACATTGGTGACTATGGTGGCAACTATAACTTTCTTCTTCTCACCAAAGCAGAGTACAGAGACCCCGCATCGTGGATGCACTTTGTCCTGTGTGCCGACACAAACAATGCTACATCGTCTGAAAGAATCAGGTTGTACATAAATGGTGAGCGAATCACAGACTGGTTAGGTAGTGGTGCTGGTGATCCTATCTGGCCTACTCAGGGGTATCAGACCTTCGTCAACTCAACTGAGTGGCACACTATTGGGGCCAAGGCTAATCCTAATGCGTACTATGACGGGTACATGAGTGAAGTCAACTTCATCGACGGACAAGCATTAGAGCCGGAACACTTCGCACTGGAAGACTCCAACGGAGCCTACAACCCAATCCCTTACACCGGGACATACGGAACCAACGGATTCTATCTCCCGTTTGAGGCATCAAACATTGGTGCTGACGCATCAGGGAATGGAAACAACTTCACGCCAACTGGGCTTTCAACTGAATCTGTGGTGATTGACACCCCGACGAACAACTACTGCACCTTAAACCCGTTAGACGACGCTCTTAGGGGCGCAACTACATACGCCGGTAACTTGGGTATGTCGGGAACCCAGACTTGGGGGCGTGGCGTTAGGGCTACATTCCCTCCTAACGCATTAGACAAGTACGCATTCAGTGTTAAGTGGACTAGGGATGGGGCTACGGGAAGTAAGGGCGGTACGTTCAACTATGTCGGACTAGTTGACGCAGACTCCCAATACTTAGCAATCAATAGCAGCAACAGTGGCGCAGCAAATTACATGACATTGCAGCAAGAGGGTGTGATGTTGACTGACTCTGGGTATGTGATGACGCTTGGAACATCATCAGCAGGGGCTATAACTATTCAGGCTGGTGAAGTTACAGAATTCCGTGTTGATGGAAACGAGGTATCCATCATACATAACGGACTCTGGGTTACCGACTTCACCCTGACATCTGGATATAGATACACACCGGCAGTAATGAATGATCGGTTGGGATACTACGGAGACCCTATATTTGACTTTGGTCAACGTGGGTATACCTCACCAGACTCCACCTATAAGACCCTCTGCACCAAGAATCTCCCAGACCCTCTGGTGAAGCCGAAGGAGAACTTTGAGGCTGTGACGTATACGGGGAATGGTGGAACGCAGTCGATAACAGGTGTTGGGTTTCAACCAGACTTGGTGTGGATTAAATCAAGGAGTTTTGAAGCCAATAATTGCCTCACTGATGCAGTCAGAGGCGCCACTAAAACATTGTTCTCTGATGGCACTTGGGAAGAATCAACACTAACAGAAGGTGTTGGTAGTTTTGATTCTGATGGGTTTACCGTGGGCAACAATACCTCAATGAATAGTAATTTAAATAGTTTTGTTGCATGGAACTTCCGTGGAGGCGACACAGTAACCAACAACGACGGCAGTATCCCATCGCAAGTCAGTGCGAACAGGGATATGGGATTCAGTGTGGTTAAGTGGAATATGGGAACCCAATCCCTTAAGACCATTGGGCATGGCCTTGGGAAAATTCCAGACCTAATCATCACCAAGAAGTTGACTGGCGATCAGAGATGGGAAGTCCACAGTTCACCCACTGGGGTAGATGATGGCCTTGTACTCAATGATGCCTCCGCAGCAACATTCCAACCAACGTGGGGATCATTCCAGCCAACTGACAAACTGTTCATGTTCACGCAGACAGTGGGTGACTACATCGCCTACTGCTTCGCCAACACCGAGATGCTTCAAGTGGGGTCGTATTCGGGGAATGGGTTGGAAGACGGAACGTTTGTTCCATTGCCGTTCAAGCCCGGATTCTTACTAGTCAAGGACATTAACACTGACGGCATGAATTGGGGAATATTGGACACCGCTAGAAATACGTTTAATCCTGCTACGTCAATACTTGCTCCTAATGAAGCAGGAGCAGAGTTTGATGACGGGTCCGCATGGGTGGACTTCGTATCAAATGGATTAAAGTTGAGGTATAGCGGCAGCCCCATAAACGCCTCCGGTGCACAGTACTTATACCTCGCAATAAGCGAACAAAACTTCAAATACGCAAGAGGGCATTAATATGTGGTTTTCAGAAAACATTGGCACGTTTAATACAGCGCGTCCTTTTAAATACGACGGGGTATCCTATCCTGCAACAGCCTTCAAGAATCCTGAGATACTTGAGTCTGCTACCATCTACCCACTGCGTGTGGAGAAGGTGGACACACGCTACTACACTCAAGGGGCTATGACTAGAACCTTTGAAGATGGTGTGTGGGTGGAACGCTATGAGGCTATCCCTAAGGAGTTTAATCAGTTACAGAAGGATTTGGCAAGGGATTACCTCAATAAACTGAATACCATCCTTGCCAGAACAGACTTCCTGCTGACGAGATCAGATGAGATGTCAACTTGGTTTTCCAAGTGGACGATCAACCCTGCCGTCCAGCAATGGCGTGATGGAGTATACCTCTTGTTCAACACTAGGATGAACAGCATCACTGAGGCAGTAACCTTTGAGGGATTGAAGTTGGCAGATGAGCAGGAGTTTGATATCCCAGAACAACCAGTAATATACGAATATGAGGTGGAACAATGAGCCTAGAATCAGGAAATTGGATTAAGGATTTACAGCCTTTAAATCCACCGGCAACTGACCCGGTTAGTGAGGGAAATGACCACCTTAAACTAATCAAGAAAGTATTAAAAAACGCCTTTCCTTCCGACATTGAGGAGCCAATGATACCGGACTTGTCCGGCCATGATGGTGACTTCTTGAGGGTCAAGGAGGATGGTACAGGATTTGAATGGACTGATCCCACACCTACTGGATCAGCATTTGAACAAGCAATGATCCGGCCCATATTCTCCATGACCGACAATGCAAAGTTAAATATATCTGTTGGTGAGTGGTGGATACCCGGCAAGTCAAAGTATTGCAAGTCCGTGGGTGCTAATGAGGTTACATTCCCTGTCGGCACCTCTGCCAACTACCAGTGGTATTATGTCTACATCGATGAAACAAAGATATCAGATAATGAGATACCTTCTGATGGTATTTACGCTACAGACACAGCACCGGATACTGCATCATACAATGGGCACTACCTTGGCAATGATCGATGTATCTTTGCTTGTGTGAAGGGGAAGGATGGGGAGTCTATGATTAATGTCTACCATGATGGTGGTGACTATGTTCTTCTTGGTGAGAGCCTTTCAGCATCCACAGGAACTCCAGAGGAGTACAGGATTCCGGGTGACAATGTGTGGCATGATGTAGACATACACTTGCCAGCATTCACTACCAAGGGATATGTCCAGTATTATTTTGACTCTCTGACTGGTGCTGATAATAGTACCGAGTGGTACTACAGACCAAGTGGCGAGACATCTGAAGGTCAGTTCATAGGAAGGAACGATGGGTACAATGCTGAGTTTAGTTTTAACTCATTCCCAACATTTTTGGGTGCAGGAAATAAGATACAACTTAAGGGAACTGTGGTTACATCAACACTGCAACCGATGACATCTGGTTACTATCTCCCGCGCGGTATGTGAGTATGACTAAGGAAGAAAAGGCAGTCTACATGAAAGAGTGGCGCAAGACCAGAACTTACGAGCAAAGGGCAGAGACAAACCTATGGTCTAAGTGGAGACTAAGGATGCGGGACTACAAAGCCATACTGAAGTCTCAGGGTGGTGGGTGTGCTATCTGTGGTGTTGAGGAAGACCCTTGTAAGGCGCATCAGACAGGCGACACACGGTTAATGGCGGTAGATCATGTGCATGGTTCTGACCCTATGGATATCCGTGGGATACTTTGTACCAAGTGCAATACCCTCATAGGGTATGCCAGAGAACATGAAGGGATACTCAACAATGCTATACACTACATCAATGACGACCTACACAAGATTAAGGAAGTAGCCTGATGGCGCTCATCCCAATAGAACAAGTGGGTCAGGTGGGCATAATCAAGGATACTCCAACGTACTCCCTACCACCTAACGCCTTCTCTAATGGCCTCAACGTGAGGTTCGTAGACAATGGCGTGGAAAAACTGGATGGGTATGTGGAGGTCATGAAGGATTGCCCCATCTACCCCCAACACCTTGTGTTCGTTAATCAGGACGAAAAGGATTACTGGATCGTATTCGGAAATGATGTCCCTATCACAAGGGCATCAGTGAATTTGGCGATATGGTTGTACAATCCCAGTGACAGTCAATGGTACGACCTGACACCAACTGACCCAATACAGATACTATCCCCTGATGTGTGGTCTGCCGAATGGAACGGCAGGATTCTGTATGCTACGTATGCAGGACTTGAGAACCTGTACTGGCCCATGGGTGACGACAACAAGTTCGAC